GACATTAACGTCACCTGAGAATGTAGCAGTTGTAAAAGTTGTAGGTGTAATATTGGCTGAACCATCAAAGCTTACTCCACCAATTGTTCTTGCAGTTGTTAATGTAGCTGCAGAGCCTGTAGTATTTTGATTAAGCGTTCCTACTGTTAAGTCTATTGTACCATCACCATCTTGATAATCAACTGTAATACCTGATTCAGTATTAGAACTAAACATAGCTCCGACTGTATCCTGTACAACTTCTGATAGGTCTATGTTTGCTGTACCATCAAAGCTAACTCCGTGAATAGTTCTAGCTGTGGCTAATGCGGTTGCTGTTCCTGCTAAGCCTGTAGTATCTTGGTTAAGTGTACCGATTACAAAGTCTAGTGTGTTGTCTGAGTCTTCGTAAGTAACTGTGATGTTAGTCTCTGTGTTAGAACTAACCATAGCTCCAACAGTATCACTAATTGTTTCTGCTAGTGTAACACCACCGATTGTAATTGCATCGGCTTCTAGTGTACCATCTATGTCTGCATCACCTGATATGTCAAGTGACCCTGCATCTAACTCACCACTAATGGTTATGTTTCTACCACCAGTAATGTCTTTATTAGCATCTGTTATAATAGCCTTACTAGCAATAACAGTACCATTTGTAATACCATCTATAAGGTTTATATCTGCTGCACTAGCTGTAACACCATCTAGTATGTTTAACTCTGCAGTTGTACTTGTAACACCATCCAATAAGTTTAGTTCTGTTGCAGTTGAAGTAACTCCATCAAGAATATTAAGTTCTGCTGCTGTGCTTGTAACTCCGTCAAGTATGTTGAGTTCTGCTGCAGTTGAAGTAACTGCTGTCCCATTTATAGATAAAGCATCTGTTTCAAGTGTACCATCTACATCTACATCACCACTTACATCTAATGAACCTGCATCAAGTTCTCCAGTCAATGTAATGTTTCTAGCCCCTGTAAAGTCTTTGTTGCTATCTACTACGATAGCCTTAGAAGCTGCAACAGTTCCTGCTGTAACTCCATCAATTGTTTCTAGTTCTGCTTCACTTATATCTGCTGAACCTATTACAAAGCTAGTACCAGTAATTGCAGTACCTGTAATAGTTGTACCAGTTATAGCTGCTGCAGTTGACCCACCAATAACTGCACCATCAACTGTACCACCATTTATATCTGCTGTGTCTGCTACTAAGCTATCGATGTTGGCTGTTCCATCGATAAATAAATTTCTCCATTGTTGTGAAGAACTTCCTAAGTCATATGAATCATCATCGTCAGGTATAATGTTTGAGTCTACGTCAGCTCCAAAGACTACATTATCTGTAGCTGCATCACCCATAGTGATTGTACCACCATTAAAAGTAGTTGTTCCTGTTACTGTTAAGTTACCACCTACAGCTACGTTACCTGTAGTGGTTATTGAGTCTATGTAAGCATCTTTAAATCTTACACCAGTTGTTCCTAAATCTATGTCACTATCTGTAACAGGTACAATAGCTCCATCTTGAATTCTTATTTGTTCTACTGCTGCTGAAGAGACTTCGACAAAGACTCCCCATCTATTGTTTGAATCGTCTACGACAATCTTGTTTAAAAAGTCTAAGTCACCAATCGTATGAATGTTACCACCTTGTCCTGCTGTGCCATCATGTCTATGACCTGTCGAACTAGCACTACTTGAACTGTATGCAAATGCGTTTACTAATTGATTGTATTCATTGTTGAATAACGCAGCAGTTATAGTATCTCCATCTGCGAATGAGCTTTGTCTTGTATAAGTCTGTGCCATTTATTATCTCCTGCCTGAAGGTATGTAGTCTACATAAAAACCATTTATAGTATAAGGTGCTTTAGTATCATTACTTATAATGGTAAAATTATTACTTGTTCCACTCCCTTGTAATGGAATTCTTATTAAAGGGTTATCTCCACCACCAAATACATTTGTATTAAATAATGCATCACCAAACTTTGAAGGAGGATTTATAACTCCTATATCAAATAAATCTGGGGGTTGAGGTATGTCTGTATTTCCGTAATCAAATCTAACTTGTACATCTGGTTCTACAATGCCTTCTGCACTTGCAGAAACTCTAACATAATGTAAAGTTTTTAAAGTTCCTAAATCTCCGTAATCATAGTTTGGTGTTTCGTAACGTGCAAGTATGTTTGTTCCATCAAAACTATTTCCAGTATCGTGTTGATATACATATCCTTCTGTATCTCCATGATAATAATGTTCTACATTACTACTATCAAATCCTGAACCAATAGCAGTAACTTCTAAACTTCTTGTTTCAGACCATTGAAAGCCTTCAGGTCTAAGTGTGCCTATGATTCCTTTTTGTTGTGTTTGTTCTAAACTATCATTACAATAAAATAATCTATATTGAGATTTATCTCTTAAAACTACACTACTAATAATAAATGTATTTATATTTTCTGCAACATCTGTAACTAAAGGTTGTATAGCTTTACTAACTGTACCTAGTTCAACGTCACCAATTCTTGCTGTACCTGCAACTGTTCTTAAACCATCTGGTGCTAAAAATATTAAATCACCACCAATCTCTTGAATACTATAGCCACTTAAACACCCTACGTTTTTAGTAACAGGTATGATAGCAATTGAGCTAGAATTATTTATATTTATTAGTTTAAATATACTGTTTGTACAGAATATAAATAACTCATTACGGAAACCTTTGATACCTTCTATTTGGTCTTCAACTACTATAGAGCCTGAACCACTTCCACTAAAGCTTGTAGGGTCTAATAAAGAACTATAAAATACTGTACTTAAATTATCTTCAACCCCTGCAACAATTAAATGTTTATCATGTGTTGTAACATACTTAGCATGTTTAGTTCCTGTTACAGTAATTTCTTCTGCAAAAAAAGTTCTAGTACTTAAAGCACCTGTGCCTTCCATTCTAAATATGTAAGGTTTGTTTGCTCCATCTGCTATGATAACTTGACCATAATCAAATGTAGCTCCGTCAAACAATGTAAATTGACATTGCCCTTGTCCAGTTCTAGTAAGCGTACTACGTCCTGTAAATGCTGTATGATTATCTCCGCTTGCATCTACAGAGCTTCTTCCTATGTTTAACCAATTCTGTCCATCATTACTAAAATATATTCCTGTTGCTGCAGTAACAATTACTCCATCAGCGTATGTAAATGTACCTAGTATATTGGTTGCACCACCTGTAGGTCTTGTTGCATTAGTAGTACCATACTTTTGATAACCATTAATACGTCTGTATCCGCCCTCTGTAGATACTTCAAAGTTTCTTAAATCTTTTGCAACTCCGGGAGTCTTAAGTAAATCTATAACATTAGATGAACTTACGAGTCCTCCATTAACTGCAACTGTATATGGTTGAGATGCAGGCATTCTTAGAAATATCTCCTATCGTCTGTCATATAAGAAGGACTAGGATTAATTAAATTAGACTTCATTTGTCTCATTCCTTTTTTATAATCATCTAAAGCAAAAGCTGCTTGCTGTGGACTTTCTTTAAACTGCCATACATAATATCTTGTTCTAGCTGTTATTACATTAGAGTACTGGTCAGGAAATACTATTTCATCACTATAAGCTGATAAAGCAGTTGGTGCACTATATGCATAAAAATGCACATTATAAACTTTATCAGGTATAGGACTTAATCCAAACTTACGATGGTCTGGACTACGAATAACATATTGAGGCTCTCCGTAGTTTTGTGAATCTGAATCATCTGCATTTTCAGAATCTCTATAATATCTTGTCCAATCTTCTAATGTAATAAAAGATAAACCTTTTGAAACATAAGGAGCTGATTCACCACTTACGTTTATTGTTGTCACATAAAAATCATCCCAATCAACGGATGAATAGTCAGTAGTTATACTAGAACTACCAGACTTTAAAGTGTACCATCTTGTTCCTGCTACACTTGCTACAGTTACATTACCATAAAAAGGGTCTGTTTCTCCACTAGCTGCAACTGCAAAGAAAGGAAGTTGTGGTTCTTCATTTGCAATATCTTTAATAGATTTATTAATACTTTCTTTAACAAAATTTTGAACTCCCTTTGCATTTGCAAATGTGGCAGATGTTAATTCAATCTCATTAAGTTCTCTAAGAATATCGTTTGTTAATGTTAAGTATGTAGTTGCCATTATTTTTTATGTTTCTTTTGAACTGCAAAGTTAGCTGTTAAACTTGCACCTTTATGTTTAACAAACTTACCAGTGTGCTTCATTAATTTATGTTCTTTACCATCTTTCATCCAATGGTATCCTTTTGGTGCTGTTACTTTCATTTTAGCAAGGTTTAGCTTTAGGCATTCCACCATCTTTGTACATCATACGTCCACCATGACCTTTCTTTTTTCTAGCCATACCACCATCCATTTTTTTCATTCTTTTTTCTTTATACATTTTTTCCTTATAAAAAAAGGAGGAGTCCGAAGACTCCCCCAATTTATGATTAGTCGATTCCGTAGAATGCACCTACTAAGGCTTCGTCTCTAAGTACTTTCGCACCATAGACATGAAGACCTCTAACAATGTCACCAAACGATGTTGGGTCTCTCAACACTTCTGTTGAAAGAATTGTGTTAGCAGTTGCAGTAGACGATATGTGACCACCTAAACATTTACCTGCAGCATTAGATGTCGCAGCAATGTTATTAGACTTGTACATATCAAATCCACGTAGTTTTCCACTTGAAACTAAACCATTTCTAATAGAACCTTGACCTGCGTTGAAGTCTACAGATAATAATTTAGAAGATGATTGACCTAAAACCTCATAGAAGTCAGGACTTCCAACGAACCATCTACCTTCTTCAGGTACATTTTGTTCGTCTAATAGTCTTGCCATTCTAGCCATAAGGTCTAGAGGGTCAGTTTCACCAGACTGTCCTAAGTCAGCAGCACCAGAGCCATCATAGACTCCTGCTCCTAAATCAGTTGCACTATCAGCACCTAAAACGTGATTAGGTGATGAAGCAGACAATCCTGCAAACATAACAGCAAGAACTGCTGCATCATATGAATCTTTCAATGCATATGCAGCAGAGCTAGAAGCTACTTCTTTGAAGTTGACATGTGACATATTAGTTTCAATATCATCTACGATGAATTTGAAAGCTTTAGCACTATCAACGACCAAAGTAATTTCTTGGTCTGTTAGTCTTGTTTCTGTGGTATCGCTATTTCTTGTGTAATCAGACACAGAAATAACGGGTTCTTTGATAATCTTTACTGAGTCTCCGAATGAGGATATTTCACCGGCATAGTCGGTGTTAGTAATAGCTTCAATTACCGAGGCTTTTCTAAAAAAGTTTAAAACCTTTTTAGAGTAAACCGAAGGTAAAAAGAAACTATTAGTTTGTCCTGCTACGGAGTTAGCAAAGTTAGCATCAGTATCCGTTCCGGGTTCAAAAAATTGAGCCATGATACATTCTCCTTTGTTAAGTTATAGTTTATTTTGTGATTCTGCCTTCTTGCATAGCGTCTGATATTTCCTTTTCGTATCTATCAAACTCTGCCATACTCAATGCAGCAATCTCCCTTTCTGACCAAATCTTTTCCTGTCGTGGGTCAACATTTGTTGTTTTTGTTGAAACCATGTCAGCAGCCGATTGTTTGGTCGGTTTAGAAATTGACTTTTTCTTTTGAGAAGCTTCAATGCCAAAATCTTTTTTAAACAAATCAAGAGCACGAGAAGCTAAATCAGCATCATCAGTATTCCCTGTTATCCATTGTTGAATAGATGCAGGTTGTTCTTTTGTCCAATCTTGAAAGGTATCACTATTTTTGATATCTTCAAAATCAGGATGTTTATCTGCTAACCTTTTTAAAGCATCACGTTGGGATAATTCTTGCTCTCTTTGTTGGAGTTGACTAAGACGTTCTTCTAGAACTTTTGCCTTAGATTCACTTTGTAAGTGAGCTACAGTTTCTACCACTTCGTACACATCAGGATATTCATTCTTAAATTGTTCAAGTTCTTCTGGAGATTTAGGAGTATTATATTCAGTTCTATTTTTAGTAGCTTCTTCTAATAACTCTTGTTCTCTAGACTTAAATTCATTAAGTTTAGCATCATAATGTTTCTTTAAATCATCATATCGTTTTTTATAGTTAGGACGTTTGTAAGGTTTATCCTCACTTACTACCTGCTCTATTTCTTCTACACTTTCAGGTTCAGCGTTAGCTTGACTTTCTGGTGTAAAAAATAAACTATCTGATGATACAAAAGGTTTATCTTCTATATTGTGCCATTCTTTTTTTGCATTATAAGGATTGGCTTCTTCTTCTTTTAAGACTTGTTCAGTCATTTTCTTATCTCCTACTCAGGGCTTCGTTCACAAGGTAGCTCTATGTCGACTAGAGGGCTTGTTTGTAAAGGTAGCCTTTCGGTTATTATTTTGATAAAGTGCCTAATATTTTAGGGTAGCTCTATCGACTATTAGCTTCTAACGTATTGTCTTGAAGATAACATTCCTTTTTTAATTTCATCACCGACAATATCTTTTTGTTCTTGCCTTGCAGCAAGAGCAGATACTGTGGGTCTTGAAACTCGAATGTTTGGTTGTTGTTCAGCCTGTACAGGCATTTCAACATTATTATCTTCTTCAACCATACCACCTTCAGCTATTTGTTGTCTTCCTTCTGCATTAGCTTCTGCTTCTTTCATCATAGCTTCTAAATTATCAGCTCCGATTTCTTCAGTTGCTTTAGCAGTAAAGACAAACTCCCCATCCGATAACCTTGCGGGTATCGAATCGGATACTCCAGAACCCGGACCTTCAACTGGTCCAGACCCTGCGAATTCTGTTGCAACATCTATTACCTTATCAAATATTAATGATAGTTTATCGTTGCTTTCTAATTGTTCCATTAAGAAGTCTTCTTCTTCTTCATCTAGAGCTTCATCTAATATAAAGTCTAGGTAATCACTTTCCATAGTTTCATCTGAAACCATAGGTTCTTCCATGGGCATTTCTTCTTCCATGGGCACACCTTCTTCCCCAAGCATCATTTCCATTTGAGAATTAATATCTCCGCCTTCTGCTTTTTTCTTTCTGTCTAGTGGTGCTCCGGGTTTAGCATACATTTTAGGAGTAGATTTTTTTTCTTTTTTATCATGCATTAAATGTAATGTATGAATTTGAGAAATTAACTCTGCAGACTTTTCTGTAAGACTTCCTTGACTAACTCTATCATCTAAAATTTTATTAAAGTCTTTTTTATTTTCAATAGAAGATTTTAAAACTCTGTCTCTTTCTTTATTTAACTCAATAACTTCTTCAGTTAAATATTTATTTTTTCCTGTCGGGTCAATATATCGTTCCATTATTCTTCCTGTCTATTAATTGCTTCTATTACTTCATCCCTCAACTGCTCTAGGTGTACCACTAAACGTAGTTTCCCCTGACTGCGGTACATCTCCTGTTCCGATGTTGCCCCCACCAGTGCCTGTACTTCCAAGGCTTTGAGGTTCTTGAGGTGTTCCTGTAGCGGTTCCCATGTTTCCGGGTTGTTGACCAAGAGGGCTAGGTTCTTCGCCTGTTGCTTGTTGAGCATTTTGCATTCCTATAATTTGAGCCATAATTGCAGCTTCTTCAGGGTCATTGAGTATTTCATCAGGGTCTAAATCTAAGCTGTAGGCTAGTTCACTAACGAGTTTAGAAATCTTAACGAAAGGAGCAATAGCAGGACTTTGTGCAGTCTGTAAAAACATAGTAAGCCTTTGGCTTCTAACTTCTTTTTGCATTAAACTATTTGTTCCTGTAGCTTTAACTTCTAAATCACCTTTAACATCAAGACCACCCTCAAAGAATTGCATGTTCCATTGGAAATACGATTCTCCTAAAGGCTTTAATAAAAAGTCATCAAGATTTTTTATAACTGTTTTAATGTTTAGACTAGATGCACCCAATAACATTGACATGCCTGAGGCAGTTCTTGTCATACTTTGTACACCTGTTTGTCCATGAGAATAACTAGGTATGCCTGTTTGTTCGTCTGCAAGTTGTCTAAACTTGTCAAACATCATCATGTTTTCTGGAGCAGTATTCGGAAACTTTAAGCCATATATTGACTGTCCCGGCATCCCTGCTTGTCTTCTAAAGACTTTTCCGGGATATACTTCCATTGATTGTCCACCTACTAAAGCAGACTCATCTACATCGAAAACAAGAGAACCTGCTAGTGCTAAGTTATCAATAGCCATTCTAGCATGTCCATTCATTATTTGTTGAGAATCATCCATGTTCTCTGCAACTCCAATACCAAAGAAGTTATATGGATTTCTTTCATATGGAAATGCATTGTAAGGTATACGATAAGGAGTAAAAGGATTAATTACTGCTCTAAGTAATGTATCTCCGCATACCCATGCATTAATTTGAACTTCGTCTAAGTCATCTATTTCATCATCAAGTTCAATTCCAACTTCACGAGCATACTCCGCATCCATGATTCCCCAGTATTCAAGAATTTCAAAATTACTTGTATAGCTTTCATCACTTCTATTGTCATCTTTAAGTTGACTTTCAAAATCTTTTTCAACGTAGTTAGCTCCTTTTTGTATACAACTACGTATTGCATCTTTATCAAAATAAGGCATATTTCGTAATTGCCTTAATTGACTTTTGTTCATTTTATGTCTATGAACTATAAACTCACATTCTTCTATGTTTGTAGCAGCAGGGTCTGGATAAAAATCCCAACAACTAACAAACTCTATACGAGGTACTCTTACCTCTAATGGATTGTAATTTCTTTCGTCTCCTTCTGAAGACCATTGATGTAATTTTTTATTAAAGTTAAATGGTCCTTTAACTATCCCTGTACCTAATAATGCAGATTCTAATAAAGCATTTCTAATTTCGGCAGAACCATTTGATTCTTCTATTTGGTCATGGATTAATTTTTCCATTCGCCTTGCAGCTTTTTCTGCAGGACTTACTTCAGGTATATCTGGAATAGCTGATAAACCTTCTGTCAGCATAGCATCAGCTTTTTCTTCTATGCTTTCAACTTTATTGTAAGTTGAACCTGCTCCTAAAACTCTACCATCACCTTCGTAACCAACATCAAATGGGTCAACTATGTTGCCTCTATTTTCATCTGTTATTTCTATACTAGGAGTAGGGTTTTGTGTATCTAGGTATGCGTTTTCTTTTTCACCCTCAGGAAGTTTAGTTTCTGCTATACCTATAGGAAACTTACCTGTTCCAAATATAACATCAACTAATTGACCAAAAGCAGCTAGTACTTTTGTTTTAGTTATTTTTACAAAGATACGAGATTTTTCTGAGTCTCTAAACTTAACTGAGTTTTTGTAAAGTCCTCTGTAGTTTTCGTATGCTTTTAACCAACGAGTTTCATCGGTTTGTCTAGCATCTTCTGCTTGAGCATAACGACCATTAATAATACCAACAAGATTTTGTTTTTGGTCTATCTCTAAATTTAAAGTTTTACCTGATTCACCTTCTACATCTTCGTAGATATTATCAGCACTTAAAAATGTATTATCTTCTGCCATAAATTTTAATATCCAAATTCAGAATCAGCAGGTTTATACATTTCTCTTTTAAAACCTCTCATTCTTTCTAATGGGTTTTCCATACGTGGTCTACTCATTATCATATATCTTAACGCATCATATGCGTGGTCCGAAGCATGTGTGTCCACATCTTCTGGATTTGTTTTTGATAACGGAATACTTTGTAACTCTCTTATTAAGTTAGGACACGTATTAAATATTTGCAATTTTGGTCTTCCGTTTTCTCTTACTTTTAAATACTCGTGTATTTGAATTTTACCTTGAACACGATTCTTATCTGCTCTTCTTAGTTTATGTCCTGCTTTTAAAAGCTCTTCACCTACAGTTGGTCCAGTCGTTCCTGTCTTAGCCCATGCTGCAGTATCTAATACACCATTTACGGAGAAAGGGTCTTCTAGCTCCATATCGGTTATTATAGCACCTAATTCCTGACCTGTCAAGCCTTTTCGATACAATTCACGATAAATAATTAAAGTATTGTCATTTATATCTAATATTCCCCATAAACAACAGCTTTCAGAAGCATATCCATAGTCAATGCCTTTTACTCTTTCCCAATGAACAGGTAAAGCAAAAGGAGGAATAACATGATTAAGAGGGTCAAATTCTACGAATGCAGCTCCTTCTGCTACATCCCAGTTACCTTCTAACAGTTGTCTACGTTGGATAGGAGGTAAAGATTTTAGCATCTGTTCATAGATACCATCTTTAGCCAAGTAGGGATTGTCTGCTAATTTTGCAGGAATAAACTTTCTAGTTAAACCATCGTGACCTAAAAAACTTTTATTAGAATCATTAGGTTGTATGTATCTATTTTTTACCCAATGAGAACCAACACCACCGGGGTTAGCTGTACAACGTAAGTAAGTTTTTATCTCAGGGTCTGTTGTTCTTAAACGAGAGGCAAGGTAGTTCCATGAAAACTCTGTAGGTAGATGTGTTATCTCATCAAAGCCTATCCAACTATATGCTTGTCCTTGATAACGATATACATCTGCATCTCTTTCTAGGAAGCCGAACTCTACTTTCGCTCCTGAAGGAAAGTTCCAAAGCTTCTCAACCTCTCTAAACTTAGCTCCCGGAAATGCTTGAGGGTAAAGCTCACGAGACTTGTCAATCATTTCTCGTAATTCTGGCATAGACCTTCTAAGTATTAAGGCTCGGTGTGCAGGTCGGTGTGCGTATCGTAGAGGGTCTACTATCATTGCATAACTTTTACCACCACCTGCAGCACCACCATATAAAACATCTTTTTCATCCGCAGCTAAGAACTCAGTCTGTGGTCCATCATTCGGATGAAAAATAACTTTAGAGTCTCTAATAACTTCTTGTACTGAAGGAGCAACGGACTCTAAGTCTTCAGATGTTACAATGTTACTTGTAGTAGACTCCGTTGCTTTTTTAATTACTTCTTTTTCTTTTTTAACTTTTCTTTCTTTTGCTAAGATTTTTTCTTTAGCTTTTTTTATTTCTCTTTCTTTTTTAGCTAAAGCCATCTTCCGCTTTTGTTCAGCAGAGTATCTATATTTACTTGGAGGTGGAGGAGGTTCTAGTTTTTTTATAATCTTAGATAGACCTACATGACTAATAGACCTACCTGCTTCTTCTGAAAGTTGTGTTGCTGCTTCTCGAAGTGTTAAACTTTGTTCTTGTACAAGCTTAATAAACTTTGTTAAACTATCTTGTTGTTTAGGTATAGGCTTAACATAGCCTTTTATTTCTGATAGCTCATAGCCAAAAGGAATAGTTTTTCCTTTCTTTTTTATATAACCATTCATGTTTGATTATGTTGTCTATGTGCAACTTTAGTTTCCCAATCTTCTATCGCTTTGTGTATGCTCTCTTCTGCAAGAACAGAACAATGTAACTTTATAGGGGGTAGTTCTAAAGCCTCTGCAATATCTTTATCTTTTATTTGTTTAGCTTCTTCGACTGTTTTGCCCTTTAACATCTCTACAAACATAGTAGAGGATGCTATAGCAGAACCACAACCATAGGTTTTAAACTTAACGTCTTCTATTAAGTTTCCATTTAGTTTTAATTGTAAGCGCATAACATCACCACAGGCAGGTGCTCCTGTCATTCCTGTTGCTACATTTGGGTCTTGAGGGTCGAATCGCCCTACTGAATGTTTTTCAGGTTCAGCTAATACACTACTAAACCTATCTAGAACCTGTTGAGAATAAGCCATTACTTCTTCTTATTAAATATTTTATCCCAGTTTTCTTCAAATTGTTTTTGGTCACGAATACCTTTACCTCTCATGGATAAACGTCCCTTTTGTTTTGCAAGGGCTTTAAACTTTACAGGTTGTTGGTCTGTGCCTAATTGTCTACTCATTTACCATTTAACTTTATGTGACCAATACCTAGCACTAAACTTATCAGGACTAGAATCCTGTGCGTTGTGTCTAGCATAGTAACTTTTTTTACGTGCTTTATCTTTAGCAGTCTTAGGATTCTTTCCTGCTCCTTTTACTCCTTGCTGTCCAAAACGAATTGTTTTAGTTTTATCACCTTTCTTAGCAACAACAACATGAGATTTAGTTGGATGATTAGGAGTACGTTTTGGTTTATTATATCCACTTACTCCTGCTTTAACTAGTTTAGTATCTTTAGCCATTATCTTTTCTTTCCTTTATGCAGTCCATGTTTAGCATGTTGTTTTCCTTTTGCAGTCGCTTCTCTTTTCTTTTTGTTTGCTGCTGCTAGTTTACTCTTACCCTTTGCAGTTGATTTAAGTTTCTTTATCGTAGCTGCAGGTGCATAGACCTCTCCTGTCTCTGAGGACTTCTTACCACTAGCAGTTCTCCACTTCTGTTTAGTCCAACGCTTAAGAGACTTCTGAGACTTTTTTAGTGCCATGACTACTTATAGCCTCCACCTTTAGCTTTGTATTCTTTAGCAAGCATCTGAGCTTTCCTAGCAGACCATTGACCTGCTTTACCGCCTTTGCTTCCTGCTTTAATCTTATTAAATAGTCTTTTACGCATAGTAGGCTTGGTGTAGTTACCTGCTTTATTTACTGTCGATTTCTTTTTCTTTGCTGCCATTAGTGTATTGTCCTTTCTTCTGTATGAGCTTCTTCTACTAAAGATAAATAATTATCAAATTCTTCTCTAAATGCAATAGAAGTTATTTCACCTACAATAGTAACACCATGTTCTTCTGCAATTAAATCTGCTTCTTGTTCATCTAAAGCAAAGATGTTTACTCCTGCATAGATTTTATTCTCTACTTGGTATTCAGTCAGAAATATCTTCATAGTCTTCTTCTTTAATATCTATTAATTGCTTTTCAGGCAATATGAATATGCCTCCATTAACATTCTGATTAATATCTAATCGTTCTGTCTTTGACACCCCAACCCTATCAAGGATTGTTTGAGCTGCCTGAAGCTTTGTGTTAGCTTGAGGTATAGCTGTATCGCTCTCCATAACTTCTACAAGTTTAAAGGCTGCTTTAGGTGCTTCCCTTGCGAGGACTGTTGAGGCTAAATCCACTATTTCTTGTCTAAGACTATTTATTACTTGGTAGTGATTTCCTGCATAGCCTGCAAGTTCGGCTGAAAGTTTTAAATTTCCTTTTGTTTCGATTAAGTTATTCAAGAAATCTTGTTGTTTATCTGTAAGATTCCTTTTTGAATTACTGGGCAAGTTCATATGTTATCTATTATATAGGTGAATTTGGATTCTGTCAAGTTTATATTAAAATAAATTAAATATTGCTTGACAGAAACAGGTTTTAACTGTATAATAATAGTTAACTATGCCCGGTCATAGTACCCACAATATCCTCTCAAGACTTCTTAGACTTAGAAGTTCCACAGACCCCCGACCAAACCTTCAAAACAATTGACTCCCTAATACTCTCCACTCTACTTAACATTCAAAACTCTTGGAAATGTATGAGATTGTGCATATATAGGGGGTAGGGGGTACGGGTGTCCTGCCTCCCTAGTGTCCTACAACACTAACACACCTAACAGACTTTAAAAGACTTCAAAAACTTCTAAAGATTTAACAGAAATTAAATATATAACTGTTCAAAAATCATACAGACTTTAAAGACTCTATAAAACTTTAAAAACTTTAGAAACTTTACAGAGAAACAGACCAAAACCTACAGAGATTTTAGTAGTTTATGAAGTTTACTTAGAATATAGGGAAATAATCAATGTATGTTATACGGGTTACACTCCACAGAGTTAAGCACACTTCTAACGCAAATACAGAAGCTTAGAGAGACTTTCAAAAGTTTCTAAGGGTATCGTAAGGGGTAGGCTAGTTTTCAGGGCTTAGAACGTCTTAAATTCATTCCTAGTTACCAACACAAAAAAAAGAGGCAATTAAGCCCCTTCTTTTAGTTTATTTATTCTCCTAGTTTAAGTAATCATCTTCAAAGACTAAAGTAAGCCTATCATCACTCTTAAAGAGTTCCCACGCTAGATTAATCGCATCTTGAGTATTCTCAGCACTTGAATGCTCTGCTACCTTGATAATGCTCTCTATTAGTTCATGATAGATTTTAACTTGTGTGTTTGTACTATCGTTTATTTTATAGTCGTTAAGACTTTTTATTTTTTCATTCATACCCTATACAACGAACAGGTTTTAAAAATGTTACAAATTATTTTTAAATAAAAAAAAGGGTACTGATTAAAGTACCCCTTTTAAAAGTTTATTTAGTTATCTATTTTATCCTCCATATTCTGTAAGACTTATTTTTAATTAAAGTTCTATGTACTAACTTTTTATTTTTCCCGTAGCCGTCTAAATTAAGAAAAGTTTTTAATGCTCCCATGCTAGGTAATTCTATCGAGTCGCCTATTTCCATATTTTTATATAAAGCTGAACATAATCCCTTAGGTACTTTTGTTCCTAATTTTTTATGTTCTATTGTTTTCTCTGGAATTGGAATTCCTTTTTCAATGTCATAATACATATTTTTTACCTCATTTTTATTTAACATTAAATGCTAATTTATAACATTTAATTAATTAAGTAAACAAAAAAAAGGAGGCTCTTAACCTCCTTAAAAAATTTAATTCAAGTTGGGGTTCTTGAATCTCTTTTTTTGTTCTCTGTTAGTGTCTAATAATCTCCTTCAATCTTTGAAAATAATTTTTCCAGTATTCAGCATAAAGATAAGCTTTATTTTTTTCTAAATAGTCCTGAAAATCTTCATATGGGTTTTCTTGCCTAAAGTAAAAACGCTCTGCTTTCATGTCCGTATACTTTGCCCAAAAAAAAGAAAGTTTTGGTTTGCTGTATTTCGTCATAAAATATTTTTCATTTATTGACTGTTTAACTTGTCCCATGATGCTACCCTAGATTTTCAGTTTCCCACTTCTTAAAACTATCTAAAAATTTCTTCTCAAATGTTTTTGGGAATGTCTCAGAAGATTTAATCTTGAGTACCTGTAATTTAGTGAATCCTTTCCCATTATTTACCTCGTTGAGAAGAAAAGCATTTACTCTCTTATAAACCGCCTCTTTCGGTTTATTTTTTATATCGCTACTGCTCAAGTGAGTAGCAAGAGATTTAACTTCGCCATAAGAGATATTTTTGTTTTGCTCTTCTTTCGACTGTTTCAATAAAGCTTCTAAGTTTTCTTTGCTTGAAGCCACCCATTCTTTAAAAGTTTTTTTAGTTTTATTAACCATTTTATATCCTTTTTAAGTTATTACGCTGAAACCATTTCCAACGCTTGAAACACAAAATACACCCAACGACCAAAACCACCTAGAATTATTTTTCTCTAGCTACCATAAAAAAGTTACAGCTACCAGAACTATTTTTTTTCTCATTCAGAAAAATTTCAACCTGTCAACAATTATTTTTCCTCCTCGTCTGTTTTAGTGTGTTACTGTTCTAACACACTACTCTTAGTGTACTACTACACCAACACACCTCTCTTATAAGCATTATTTTACTTTAATATTAAGGATTGCAAGGCATTATAACAATTATTTTTAAGGATTGCAAGGATTGAGAGCAAGCAAATTCTATTATAATTATAATCACGCGTGCGATTACGCTTGACACCGAAAACTTCAGTCGCTAGAATGCTCAACAAACAACGCAATTGTGCGGAGTTAAAACAAACCTACGGAGGTTTATTATGAGAGCATTATATTTTAATAATGATGTTGTAGTCGAGGTGTATAACCGAGACAAAAGATTGTATGACTTTAATGTTTATACAGATACTAATAAAGAAAATGTTGCACCTGATGTTGATGCTTATTTTAATCTTTATGAACAAGCTGATGTGTGGTCAATTGGATTTTGTGACCGCAAAGAAATCATGCAGGTTTTAAGAAAAGTTAAGGAGATTACAGATGAAACCCATTGAAGATTTATTAGAACCTATTAGTCCTGAGAGACAAGAACGATTATTAAATCCTAGAATGTCAGACCACTTTAAAACTTTTATGTGTGGTAAATATGGTTATAGACTTTATACTATTAAGATTGGTCGCAAGTGGGTTACTATGCGTTCCAACAATCACCGAGCAAGAATCTCTTTAGATAAATATAAAACTATAGCTTTTAAAGAATGGAAAGAGTCAGCAATCAGCGACACTTTAAGGTTTAATAATAATACTAAACCTAAAGGTTGGTGGAATGATTATGGTTTTGATAGCAATCCTTTAGATATTAATCTTAATCATAAACATTTTATTTGGAGATAAAGTATTACTTGTTACTTACGCTTGACTGTGAAAATGGTCAAGTGTAAAATGCTCAACAAGAAACGAATAGTGGAATGAGTTTACCACTTTTATTTAAACTCACTAATTGGAATATAAGATATGACCAATAAACAATTAGCTTCTACTGTGCTAGAATACAGTAGACGAGGTTCTGAAACTACTAGACCTATAAGTTCTGCTCCAAAAGAGTTACAAGACTTATGGAATAGAGGTAATGAAGAAGGAATCTCTATGATTAAAGTTAGAAAGTATAAAGAAAGATATGAGACCAAAGACGGAACATCTTTTAGAGTACATAACTATGGTAAAGTTAGTCTTAATGAAGTCTTACCTAAACATCTTAGGACAGGACACATTCAAGACGAAGTTAGATTCAATGAGAAAATTAAAGTAGGTGAAAAGAATCCTACTATGACTATTTTAAGAGTACCTAATACTTATATGTCTAGTCCTACAGAGTTTGAAAGAAATATTAATAGTGCTTTTAAAGCTTTAAGACTTGACAGAAGTGCTGAGAGTTCTTTCTCAAGCTTTATAACTAAACTATATAATAGAGTTATATAGTTTTACTTGTTATTTACGCTTGACCTCGCTTTGGGGTTGAGCGTATAATACTCCAACAAGAAACAAATGGAATCAATATGAAAATATTCAATACACTAGAAAGTGCTAAACGATATCTAAAAGATAACAAATACAGATACTTAGAAAATTATTCTCATAGAGAAGATATATTTGAAATTCATAAAAAAGGTTTCAAGTTAGTTTCTGTTACACCTCATAGACAGAACTATGAATATACTAAATATAAAATACAAACAATAAGGTAAAATTATGAAACAATTAAGAAAATTTGAACAAGATGCTATTGTTAATACAATAACTAAAAAAATTAATATCAATAGACAAATAAAAGCTAGACAGTTAGTTAGTAAAAGAGATTATTTATCTTTTGAAAAACAAATTGAATCTATTGAAAAATTAAAAGAACAAGAACAAAAAATCTATAGTAAACAGAGAAAATTACAGAAAGAACTTAAAACTCATATTAATTCTTTTAATCATAACAATAATGTGAATTTAGTTTTAGGTTATAAAAATGATTTAGATTTTGTTGATAATGGCTATGAACTAAATCAAGAAATCTCTGATAAACTTGCAATAGCTTTACTTCAAAAAGATTCAACAGATAGACTTCCTCAGATTATAAATGAAATAACTCAGGAGTCTGTTTAATTTTTAACTGGAGAAA